ATATAGCTTGACACGATTTGTTGATGTGGCTTGTGTTGAGTCATAAGCAACAACAATGTGATACCAAGCAGAAGGGTCACGGAATACTTGAGTTGTGCTTAAACCCCAAGTAATAGCCCCGTCATAACGGAACACATACATTGTGTTGTCGGAATTAAATCGAAGTGTGTTGTTATTACCCGCTGTTCCTGCAAAAAATATTGCTTGGTCACCCGTTAACGTACCACGCTTAACCCATGCACTCCATGTCCACGTTTGACGATTTCCCGCGCTAGCAGGAGTCCGATTCAAGTACGCAGACGCACTAGCCCGTGTTCGCAGCGAGCGTGTGAGGTTGTAGCCTGTGGATGCAGAGTTACTTCCTATTACAAACATTATGCAACCCCTAAGCTGCGACCTACTTCAAGCAGGTTTGTGCCGTCTGAGCGCCATGCAATTAAGTCCTTGGAACCCGCCGCTGTGGAGAGCGTTGGTGCTGTGCCGCCCGTGAAGTCAAACACAGCGTTCCAGCTAATCGTGCGTGAGCCTGTACCGTCTTGGATAATTAACAACGAGTAGAACCCACCGTTGACCAAGTTAGTCGGCGCAGCAAATGTCCTGTTGCCACCCAATGTCACTTGCGCTACCTGACCAAGAGATGTGTCCCAGTTAAGCGTTGCACCGTCTGTCAGAGTGATAGCGGGTGAGTATCCAGTACCGACTACGGCAAGTTTAGCGCCGGGGGATGATGTACCGATACCGACGTTAGAGCTAGAGTTAATGCGGATAACTTCCGTGCCACCCTCAACAAGCGCAATCGTGTCAGCCGCAGGGAAAAACATTCCTGTGTTCGTATCGCCAGAAGTCGTCAGGGCAGGAGCGCCTAGCGTTCCAGCAGAAAGAGTAGTAACTCCAGTTGCCGACAGGGTGGTAAATGCGCCTGAACCTGCTGTTGTTGAACCGATTGAACCGGGCGAGGCGAAGGTTGCACCACTTAAACTTGAGGCATTAAGGTTTGCTACGTTCGTGGTCGATGCCACAACTAAAGGAGCCGTACCTGTAGTGATGGTGCTTTCAACTGTTGTGAATTTACCCGTGGCAGGAGTAGTCGCCCCAACAGTGCCATTCAAAGGACCTGAGAAGCCAAGAGCCGTGATGACGTTAGCCGCAATGGTCACGCTTGCGTTGTTCTTGATGAGCTTGCCTGTGACCCCATCAAAGGTTGCAATGGCTGTATCTGTGGCTGAAGCAGGACCTACTACGTCACCGTTAAAATCGCCGCTAACCACGTTCGTACCATCACAGTACAACAGCGCCGTAACACCATTGGCAACCGAAACCCCAGTACCCGCAGAAGTCTTGAGCGTAACGGCGTACCCACCTGTTACCGAGTTCTTGATAATGTAGACTTTAGATGCTGTAGGGCAGATAACCGTAGCTGCCGCACCGGGTGCGCCTGAACATTGCAGAATTGCACAACGTGCTTCAGAAGTTGTACCGTTAGCTGTGGTAAGGGTATGACTCGCAGCAGTCCAAGTGTTAATCGTGGCTAGACCCGCAATGGCTTGTTCAACCATCGACGTAATGTTGTCGTTGACTGTCGTACCCCAAGTGCCGTTTAATTCACCTGTTGCAGGTAAAGCTAATTGAAGTATCGGGGTATAGGTGGTTGGCATAATAATCCTTACGTTACAACATCAATCCAATTTGCATTCTGGGTGTCGTTAATATCTTGCCAGTTTGCATTCTGTGTGTCATTTATTAAAGTCCATAAAAACGCCGAAGCTGTTTGGTCTGTGGCTGTTGCGCTTTCATTTACACTTGTTGCAAAATTCATTAAATTCGATACAGCATCTGCGGCTGCGGCTGATTCTGCCACTGACACTGCAAAATTAACTTGCGCTACAAACGCATCACTTGCTGCTACAGACTCAGAAACTTCGCCACCAATTGCTGCAAGAATACTATTCGTAGAATCTGTTGCCGTTGCCGTTTCCGTCAAACTTGGGTTAAACGTGTTTGCGTCGGAAACATCTACATCTGTACCCGTTACTGATTCGTTAATTAAACTCGCAAATTCCTGCTGCGCTGCGTCTGAATCTGTTGCCGTTGCGGTTTCACTAGCCGAGCGGTCATATACTGACATACCCCAACCAGCTTGACCCCAAGTGCCAGAACTCCAGCCGCCCTCAGCCATGTTAGCCTGCTAAAGATAAAGTGTAAGTTACGTTTAAAATATCGCTTGAAGCAACCGAACGATCTCCCGGTGCGCTAAAGTCTGCTGCCGAATACAAGGTTCCCGTTGTTCCACCTTTGGTGCTATTGCTTACTAAGAACGCACCACCCACGGTAGAAGTAGCATTGATGGTAAACGAGGCAGGAGACGCTGAGTTTGTAGCTACTGAGGGGTTAGCCGTGGTAGGAGTGCCAAACGTGCATACAGGGCGTGTAGCGTTGCTGTAGTCCGTGTTTTCAGTCCAACCGGCATGAGAAGACATAGTGTCACTTGCAGCAGGGGTGTTTGATGCACCAGCACCATAAAGCCCAATGTACCAAGCGGCTGTGTAAGCACTGCCAGTAAAATACTTGGCGTTCATGTCTTGAAGACCAACGTTGACCACAAGGTTCTTTGACGTTGCTTCCCACTTCAGGTTTCCCTGTGCGTCAAAGCATTGGATCGTGTAAACGCCCGTGGCTGCGGCTTTTTCACCAGAGTGTGTACCCATGACGAGTCCTGCTGTCATTTGGTCTGTAGAAGTTGTTTTATCGTTTAACATTTTTGATCCTTACGCAAGCCTAATAATGGCGGTAGTACTACTAGCAGCGGGAAATTCAACAGTAAATGTTGTTGTAGAAGTCTTGTTAGAGCCAAAATCTAATACGCAGATGCTTGACCCGCCAACCTTATAAATCAATGCACCACGGGCAGTTAAAGCAGATGTCCATGACACATTGGCAAAAGACAAGAAAGACGTTGTGCCATCGTAACTAACTGTAGGCGTTAAAATTTCCCCGCCAGCCGTATATCCAGATGCAACCACTTCGTTGTCTGTTGTGTACGCTGTAGTTGACGCATCAAAAGAAGCTGCGTTGTCATACAGAGCAATCTTATAAACATCTGTTGTTGGCGTAGCAAAATCAAAGCTTGCACCAAGCAGACCTAATTTAAAGCTAGTACAAAGAAAATTTCCAGTAAATGGCATTATTTCACCGGTAACCGTAATTGACCAGAACGATAAGCATCACGCCGTAGTTTGCCATCACCCAAATTCTTCAGTAAACCTAACGATTCCATGTACATTTTCTCGTAGTAAGCAACCATATCCTGCTCGCCTTTCTGAAATATCACAGCTTCCCGCAATGAACCATATAACAACGCAGATTCAAAGTTATCACCAATCCATGAGGTACTAGCAGTAACAATTGACTCTGGGTAGTAGAAGTAATGAAACTCAACGCTATACGAAGCATCTGGAGTCGGTCCAACAATAATAGTTAACTCAGTTGGCGAACTGCTGTTAGGACCAAAAATGGCGTAGTACTGTGGTTTACCTGTATCTGTAGGCTGCGTATAGGCTTGGCGAATAAAGTTAACGTCTTTGTTTAACAAGTACTCGTACTCACCGGCAGCATTGATAACTGCCAATGAAAACACAGACAAGAAGTCACCGGGCAAAGCCAAATACTTGTTATTAGCTGTCAACGAACCTAATACGTTCTTACGCAAAGACGGTAAATCAACGGTGTTATAAATACGCTCTTCAGCAAGCTGCACAAAATTGGGTATCTGCGAAACAAAAGTTGACTCAGTGGTTTCGGTATAGTCCTCAATCGCAGTGACAAGTTGAGCGTAATTCATAGTTAGCACATAGGTCCACGAGCCATACGACCCTTGGTTGCACAGCCGTTGCCACGAGTTTCAATGCCAGTGGTTTTAACATCATCACGGGCTGGGTTGCCTGCGCTAACACGCTTTGCACCAGAACGAGGACCACTTTGTTCAGCCGACAGACAGTTTGGGTCTTGCATGTTTTCTGATAGCTTCAAGGGCTTGCCATCCATCGTGTGCGGCTTGGCATAAATACCAGCATCACCAACCTCTTTGCCCATCATTTTTGCGCTAAATTTAGCCATGATTACCCCTGATTAGCAACACGGGCTAGATTGCGACCCATTGATTTCATTGACTCAGACGAAACACCAGCAACTTTTTTGCCACCTTTCATGCCCAAGACTTTAGCGCCATTGTCGCCAAGGTTTTTGCCTTCGGTCTTGCCTTTCTTTGCTATGCC